CTAAATATGGAGCGGCTCGATGGACTGTTTATGGACACTTTTCAGGGCTGTAATGGGGTTTAGCCGTACCGCATCCTCTAAGTGGTCTGGTGCAAAATGGCTGTATCTCATGGTCATTTTGATATCGGTATGGCCGAGGATTCGCTGCAAAACCAGGATATTGCCGCCGTTCATCATGAAGTGGCTGGCGAAGGTATGGCGCAGAACGTGGGTGCTCTGGCCAGCCGGCAGCTTGATACCTGCTCGCCTGATGGCCTTCTCGAACTCGGCATAGCAATCATCGAACAGGCGGCCAGTACGCTTGGGCAGCATGGCCAGCAGCCAGGGGGCGACCGGAACAGTCCGGTTCCGCTTGCCCTTGGTCTTGGTGAAGGTGATCCGCCCCATGCCGATCTGTGAGCGGCTGACCTTCTCAATTTCAGACCAGCGGGCACCGGTCGAAAGGCAGAGCATAACGACCAGCCACAGATCCCGCTGCTCCTTGCAAGCATCAAGCAGTTGCTCGATCTCATCCTGGGAAAGATAGGCCAGCTCGGATTCTTGCACCTTGTACTGGCGCAGGTCAGAAAGCGGGTTGCCGCCATGCCAAACCCCGAGGCGGGCCAACTCGTTGAACACCGCTTGCAGATAAAGCTGCTCGCGGTTGATGGTGGTGGGTGTGACCTGCTTGCGCTGCCCAGGAACATAGAGCTCACCCGCCAAGCGCCGTTCGCGGTATGCCGAGAATTGTTCGGAGGTGAACTCGCTGGCAAGCGGGTTATCCAGCGCCTCACACAGCCAAACCAGCTTATCGCGGCGCCGGTCACCATCAGCCAAGGTTTGTCCATGGCGGCCAAACCAGAGGTGAACCAGATCGAGCAGCCGCTGGCCATTTTGCTCAGGCTCGGGTTCATCCTCTTTCAGCCATGGCTTGTTCATCAGCTGATGCCGTTCCCACGCCAGCGCCTCCCCCTTCGTCATAAAGGATTTGCGCAGGCGGGGACCGTTTACCCCATCAGGGCGAACGTCTGCCCGCCACGGCTTGGCTTGCCCCTCAATTTTTTTGACTGTCATCGCACACCGCACGGGCTTGCTTGTGGGATTCAATGGCCTGCGCCAACAAATCGCGCGCAGACTTCAACGACACATCATCGCCAGTTCTGGCCGCGGTATATAGCTGGCCAACAAATGAATAGGTGCGTTGAACGAGGGAAGCAGCATGCCGGATAACCACATCATCATCCATATGGCTGGTGCGAAGGCCGCTCATCGAATCGCTGGCAGCAGATATAACCGGATTGACAGTGCTGAACCGATACTCTGCGAACTGGTTGGGGTCGATCTGCTGGCCATTGAGCAGGCCACCAAAGCGCGCCATCACTCCATCCGTGACCTGGTTCATCTTCTGATAGATATCCTGCTCCAGTCGGCACTGCTCAGCGAGTGGCAGTGCCCGAAGTACCCTGGCTGGGTGCTGATCGGATGATTGTTGCTCCCGCTGTTCATCCGCACTATCAGCCGGTGGCATGGGGGCATCAAGCGGAACAAGCCTGGACAGCCAAGCCCCAGCGCCAGCAGAAAGGAACAAAAGCACAACCCCGACCGCTGCTTTGCCTGGAACCTGCGCCCGTTCCTCTTTGCTCATCTTGAGTACAGACAGGGCATGACTGAAGAACAGCAGGATCCCATGTACGGCAGCCAACACGGCCAGCAGCACCAATCCGCCAGACAGCTCGATTTTTCCATCCGGCACCATGCTAAGCAGCGCAAAACCGAGGAATGCATAAAGCCCTATAAATAGCGCATTCAGCCGGCGCTTCTGTCCAAATAAAGCCGGTTTGAACAAACTGACCACCGTCAGCAGCAAGCATAAAAGGGCTGTCCAGATAGCCAACACAGAAAGCATGAGAACTCCTTAAAACTTCTTGCCAGCCCACACCACCCGGCCAACCAGATCCAGCTCGGCCAGCTCTGCTTTGCTAAGGTCGCGGGATTTATACAGGGGGTTGTCGGAAATGATGCGCACCCCACCCAGGTCGAACTGCAGGCGTTTGACGAACAGACCGCCATCGAGGCGCAGTACATAAAGGCCATCACGTGGGGCTTCACCATTTTTCAAACGCACCAGGATCACATCGCCGTCATTGATGGTAGGTTCCATGCTGTCGCCCTTGGCTCGGATGACCGCCATCTTGGCCGGGTCGAATCCTTCACGGCGCAGCCAATCGGTACGGAACGCCATCGGCTCGGCCAGTGGCTCGTCTGTGATATTGGCGCCATGGCCTGCACTCGCAAACACCTGATAGGCGGGAATCGTGGTGAACTCGTCTGTTAAATGGGAGCCTTGAACATCAGAGGTTGGTGAGATAGGCAGATTCGCTCGAACGCTGCTCCCAGCGTCGCCGATGCCAAATACCAGCCACTCAAATGTCACTCCTCCTGCGCGCGCCAGATTGAGAGCGCGATCAACTGGTGGGATGGTCCCTTCATGCAAATAACGTCTTAACCCACCATCAGTCATATCAGCCCTGCGAGCGAAAGCTCGCAATGGTTCATTACCAATGATCCTTTCAAGCCGTTTCGCGAAATCCGACTGGTTGAATGCAATCTCCTGTGCGCGCACATCATTCATTAGTCATCACCATTGATTTTTAGTGAGAATAGAGAGTCACCCACTTGACCAATGCTTTTTTTTGGATCAATCATGCAATCGCCAGAAAGCAATGAGTAACCAAGAACAGCAAATAGCAATAGGTGAAAGGGTTTCTATCATGTCAGAGATTGCACTTCAGATCGACACACCAGTAAAAACCATCGAGCGCTACAGCGCCGACTCCGGCATTCCTGTGGGTACGGTCAGAAAAATGATTGCCTGCGGTGAACTGCAAATCATGCCCAAGGCAGGCCCCAAGCACCGCGTCCTGATCAACATGGTCGCGCTGTACCACAAAGCAGCCGCAGCAGCATACCTGCCTGCAATCTCCTGATAACTATGGCACTCAATGGAGCGAGAACCATGTTTATCAGTGACGATTGCAAACATCCGCACTTTGAATCTGCATGCAGCAGATTTACCTCCACCTATGTGATCAGCAAGGTCGCGGCCGCAGCTGGCATAGATGCTCAGGTGCTGAGAAACAAACTCAACCCTGACCAGCCGCACCAGCTGACCGTGGCCGAGATCATCGCGCTGTACCACGCCACCGACGGGGACGAAACCCTGTTCGACGGCATGCTGCTGGAATGCGGGCTGACCGCCATCGCCATTCCAAGCGCTGAGCGCGCGCCATCCCTCCCCCATCAGGCGATCGACCTCAATGCAAAGGTGGCCAGCATTGGCCAACGGGCGCTGGAGCTGGCCGAGCGGGGACGTGTGTCGCGCACCGAACGCAACACAATCGTCAGTGTGGCCACCTCTGCAATGGGGTCGTTGGCACTGCTGATCCACGACATCGAGGCCCGCTTTCAGGCTGTGCCGACTGTCGCCTGCGCATCAGACATCCTGATGCAAACCATGACCATGTAAGGGGAAACCCATGCAACAGACAACCATCAACCACGAAGAACGCAACCTCGCTGGCCTGACTCCGATGGAGCAGGTGGCCATGAATACCGCCGGCTGCCTGATGCTGCGTGAGTTGTTCGGTAAGACCCGTTCCAGTTTGGACACCGACTGGCTGGCCATGAGCCAAGCCAAGAAAGCGGCCATCTGTGCCATCGCCCGCCAGCCACGTGGCGAGCTGATGACAGCCACCTTGTCAGCCCTGCCCCATGCCCAACGCGAGGCGGTCAGGATGGCGGTGATCGCGCTGGAGTACCAGGGGGAGTTTCGCGGCGGTTGTGACACCAAGGTGTGGCACCCGGCACCAGTGACCAGACCGATCGGGGATATCGAGAGAGAGAAGAAGGAACGCGCTGCAAAGCTGCGCATGAAGCGCGCCGTCATGGCCGCCAACCAAATGACCCAAAGCGGCCCACGAGCAATCGGGCAATAAAAAACCCGCTATCGGTGCGCCAACACCAGCGGGCTTTCATCAATCAGTTATCGACTAGGAGGTCGAATGCCAACTTTAGCCATTCTCGACACAGTGCGCAACCTGCGCCTGCAAAACCGCAAGCTGGCCCGCCTGGGCAGCCGCTACAACTCAAGTCCTGACCTGATCAATGCAGTGGAACAACCGGCCGCCATGGCATGGCGAGCGGTATGGTCATGCGTCAACAGCCGAGGGGGGATCTGATCATGTCTGCAGCTATCACTCGCCGCACCGTTCCGACCATCAAAGACGCCAGCGCCTATCTGGTACGGCAGGGTTACACCAACTGCGGCACCACTTGGCTGCGCGGCCAGAACGGGTACGCCCGCATGGAGCGCATGACCTCTGGCGCGATCCGCATCATCGAGGGGGTGGCATGAAAAAGCTGTTCCACCCCATCACCCCGCAGGCGGCTTTGGCCGATTTGGCAGAGCTGCCACATCGCATCAAGGCAAATACATACAACACCAAGCGCGGCCCAGAGGGCCGCAATCTACGTGAGCAGGCCCGCCAGCAGCTGCGTTGGCTCAAGGTGTTCCGCTCCATGAACGGGAGGGCCAGCGCATGAGCTTCGATGCAATCCATATCGCCAAGCGCGCCGAAAAGGCAGTGCTGCCACTGCTGACCGAACTGCTGGCCACCGGCGAGCAGGAAAACCGGATCGCCCTGGGCGATCTCTACTCGGGGGATGAGTACATCCAGGTGCAGCTGGTCGTGACCAGCCGTCCTGCCGATCTGCTCGATGACGACTCAGTGATGGGGGATGAAGAATGAGTAGCACCACCGGCAACACCATTGAGCGTGAACTCTACCCAACCCCAAAAAGTGCCGTGGCCGCTCTGATACGCCGCATTCAGTTCCGTCAGGGCGACATCTTTATGGAGCCGTGTCGCGCCGAGGGGAATATCTATGATGCCGTCCCACTGCCTGATGGTCAGAAGGAATGGGCCGAGATCCGCCATGGCCGTGACTACATGGAATGGGATTTTGGCCGCCAGTTCGACGTCATCATCACCAACCCGCCGTTTTCCCTCACCGAGGAATTTATGAGAAAGAGCCTGTCCGAACTCGCGCCGGACGGCACGCTCATATACCTGCAACGTGTGAACTTCCTAGGCAGCAAAAAGCGGGTGCCGTTCTGGGCTGAAATCGGCTTCCCGAACAAGACCCCGATCCTGGTGCCTCGCCCGCGTTTTGTGAATGGCGGATCTGACTCCTGCGAGTACAGCTGGTTTATCTGGGACAAGGGCAACCGCGTTGCCCTGCCGAACGGTCTGAGCCACCTGATTGCAGAGGAGGCAGCATGAGCCACCGCCTGATCTCTGAACTGCAAATTCGCGTGGATAGATGGTTCAACACCTTGATGAGTGATGAGGCCCGTTTGCGTAGCTACCAGCGAGACCTTTTGGCAATGCGCCAGCTATCACCTCGCCCACGCTGCACGGTCTCCCTGACCCTGCGCCAGTGTGTCGCAGCCAGAAAGATGGCGAGACATGCCCGCCGTCGACTGGCCTCATGCCGGAACAACATCAAAGAGCTGTCGGGTAACCACTACCAATGACCAACCAGAACAACAAAGGGCCAGCCGCCGAGGCTGGCCATCTTGGTTTTGCCATCCACCGCCTGCCCACGCCAAAGCGCAACCAGCTGCCGCTGTCTAAAAAGGCCCTGCGGTCACGCATCGATGCGCTCGCCAACGCCATGCCGGGTACCAAACTGGAAGCCGCCTTTGTGGGCGCCCCTGGAGAATCCGATCTGGTCTGGGCGGTGCAGTTGCTCGATGGCCTCTCCATGCAGTTCACCCAACTGCTTTTCAAGCAGTACGTACGCCGCCGCAAAGATGGAACCGCCCGCAACTGCCGTAGCGCAAATATCTGGCTGCGGGAGCGGGTTAAGTGGGTTCGCTCTCTGGTAATGGCGCTGCCGGTCGATGCCCACCACCTGCGTGATGATGACGGCCGCAAGCGGGTCGCCCACCAGTTCGCCAACCAGACGGCCGCCATCTGGAAAAATATCGAGCAGAACGCCACCGCCGGTGAACTGGATCTGATGGAGACATGGGAAGCCATCAAGCAGCCAGCAGACCAGTGGGGCTTTATCGGCAAGATGCCGGAGTTCAAAACCAGAGAGGCGCGGGATAACTGGATCCTGAGCGTCATGGTGCGCCTGCTCTCTGCCAAGTGGTGGGAGAGGCGCGTCAACCGCTGCTGGGATCGCCTGCAAGAGCACATAGCAATTCTGTTGGGCAAGGTGCGCAAGGGCGTTTCTGCCTACGTCTCGAACGCCACCATGAAGGTGGTGCGCGAGCGTAAGCGAGCCATGATGCGCTGGCTGGCCGAGTCGGAAGTGATGAACGAGCAGCACGACCTAGTTGTCTCGATGAAGGATTGCTGGGAGGCCAGCGTCTCCAACCCGGTCAATCGCCGCAAAGAGATGATGACCAGGATGCGCGGATTTGAGGACTACGCCGAGGAACAGGGCCATGTGGGGGTCTTTTTCACCTGGACAGCCCCGAGCCGTTTTCACGCCTGGAAGACCGGCCGCAACGGCAAGACCATCGAAAACGACAAGTACCAGGGCGACACACCGCGCGAAACCTGCGCCTATCTGGCCAAGCTGTGGAGCCTGACCCGCGCCTCGCTCAAGCGAAATGATTTACCTGTCTACGGCTTTCGGGTGTGCGAGCCGCACCATGACGGAACCCCGCACTGGCACATGCTGCTGTTTATGCGCCCGCGCGATCGCAACAAGGTGATCAGCACCCTGCAGTATTACGCCCTGCACGACGACAAAATCGAGCTGGTTCGTTCAACGCCAGAGGCGGCCTCATTTACCGACATAACCCCTCGCTTTGACTGGAAAATTGTTGACCCAGATAAGGGCGATGCGACGGGATATCTCGCTGCCTATATCGCCAAGAACATCGACGGCGAACACGTTGATGGTGATGACGAGTCAGGTACCCCGGCTGATGTGGGCGCCCAACATGCTTGCGCGTGGGCAAGTTGGTGGGGGATCCGCACCTTCCAGCAGATCGGCGGTGCACCGGTCGGGGTATGGCGCGAGCTACGCCGCATCAGCAACGCCAAGAAGAATGGCGATCTGGTGGGCCACCCAAGCCTGTGTTGCAAGACCCACGCTTTGAGGCGGCCCGCTATGCAGCCGATAACGGCATCTTTCGCTGCTACCTGCAAGCTATGGGCGGCGCGATGGCTACCCGCGCCGAGCACCCCATCAGGTTGGCCCATCTCATCGAGGAGCAGGCCAACAGCTACGGCGAAGACATCAAGCGCCTGATGGGCCTGCAATCCGCTCGTCTCGGTGTGCGAACTCGCCTTACTGGTTGGGAAGTAGTGCCAGCGGGCACCTATGAAGCCGCCAAGGCCGCCGGGGGTTCGAGTTGGGGGGATGGGGTTAAGACGGGCGACAGCCCGGCACCTTGGAGCTCTGACAATAACTGTACGCAGCCGGATCCAACGGCATACGCGGATCAGTTAATGGCAGAGCAATGGGGTTTATCTCCCTTCTCCATCGGGCGTTTACGGGCTGGTGCAAGCGTGACTGCGGACGGATTCACCCTCAGGCTTGAGAACGGACAGGTGCAGTCGGTTCGAGCAATCCAGAGCGAGCCGGATTGGCAGCCAGAGGGGCAGCGGCCAGACGAACAGGGCCAGCCGGATGAGTACGCGCTGCCGGAAGGAGATCAGGACTGGCCGATGCTGGTTAAGCTGTGTGGCAAGGTCTACCAGGCACAAGGCCACGCCGGGGCATTCAACTGGATTGAGATGCTGCCTGAACCCTACCAGGCCCACATGTGGGCAGAACTGGAGAAGCTGGACACCCCGGTGTGGCAGCAAGAACAGAACGACTACAGCGAGGAGTGGGTATGAACAACACACAGACCGTCAGCCGCGAAGAGTACCGACGCCTAGATAATCGGGTGACATGCATTCTCCAGCAACGCTGGCCAGCCAACGAGATCAGTCAGTGGGTGGGGATGCTCAAGGGCAAACAGCAGTCCGTGGCCTGCGCCATCCTGCGCCACCGGCACCCTCGTCCAACATCGCTGGCACTGCCGGCCATCACCGCCGAGGTACCGAACCCGTTCCAGGCCAGAGCCAACCGCCCCACCGTGCCGGTGCTCACAGCCGATGGCCGCCAAGCAGGTAGACGCCACGTTGTGGAGGGGCTAACCCCTGTGGCCATTGACCAGAGCGGCACCATCCGGTGCGCCATCACCGGCCACACCCTCTTTATCGCACCGGGCAGCGCCATGGATCGCGTCAACCCAGGCGCCGCCGAACAGCTCAACTCTACTTATCGGCCAGCCCTGCACCAGATAGTGGCTGACCATCGCCCACTTGAGTCAGGAAAATAGTCATGAAAGACCCTCGCAAACATCCGGTACCGGGTGACGTGATCACCCGCTTTGGATTCACTAGAGAAGTGAAGGCCACCAAGAAGAATGGCCGCGGAACCGTCACCCATGCGGCGTTCGGCCATCCGACGGTAGACCAACCAGAGAACGCGATAACCATCTCCGGCTGGCGGGCGTGGGCAAAATAGGTTGGCATCGGTGATGCGCTCAGCTAGTCCAGTTTGTTTCGGAGCTTTCCATTGTCTCTTCTTGGATGTATTTTTACACAGTGGCAGAGGTTACGCTAAAAATGAAGGCAACGATAATACGTCTAGACAGTAAATAGACATTAATAATATTATAATTCACAAGTAAACTTCTCAGTATTAATTAAAATACTGGAATTGAGTTGAATTGAAGGCTCTACCATATAATTAACGCGGTCTTTTATCGAATTTCCGCCATATTAAACAGAAGCAGGTGATTATGAATTGGGATGACGTATTAAAAATTATAACGGCGACAATAACCTCTATTGGTGCGGGTGGCGCAATTATTTTCGCCCTATCTAATTGGTTAGGCAGATTATGGGCACAGCGCATTCTAGAAAGTGAAAAGAATCAGCTGGCATCTGCGCTTGAAAAAACAAAAAGCGAAATCGAGATTATAAAAGAAACAACACTTCGCTTTCAAAATGATAAATTATATACCTATCGCGCAGTAATTGATGTAATAGCAAGAATTTTATCTGCCTTAGATGCTCATGAATCTGGGAGACTAGAAGCCAATGAAGCCGGTGCACGCTTCGATGAGTTTAATGAACAGCGTATAAGAATATACGGCTACCTTGCCATAGTCGCACCTCAACCAGTAATGGACGCACAAGACGTACTGATAGACAATTTGCTATTAGTAGCCAATGGACAGACTGAATATAAATGGGAAATTGTTAGAGAAAATGCGCTTGCGCTACTCAATGCCATACGTATTGATGTAGGCATCGATAAAAGCCCCATCTACTACAATGGGGCGCTGTGAATATAACAATGTACTTGTACAGGACGACGAGCTTCACCCTACAGTTTAAGCATATGCTTACAAGGAAAACGCATGGACACTTACAAAATAATAATGACATTCATCGCGTTCTTTAGTATTGGATTTAATATCTATCAGTTTTTTTTTCGAAAAAACCAAACTTCAAATTCAGAATGAACTACGGGTTTGAACCAAACAAGGATGGTGTAGGTAATTTTTTGTGCGCAAATATATTCATATCAAATGTAGGTGGTGAACCTGCCATTTACAATGGCCTTGAAGGTACTGATAAAGAAGGTCGGGTTTTTTATCCTTCATGCAGCATCAACATCGGATCCAAGGTTGAACCAAACTCATCTATAACAGGCCACATTACCAACGGACATTTATTGACTCATGGAACTTCATCACTCTTTATTATTGATGGTGTTTTCAAAAAACATAAAGTCCCTCAGAAAATTCTTGATAAACTTCTTAGTGATCTAAAAAAAGAAAAGGATCGCTTAGAAGGATTCGGATATGAAGCGCATCCATCAAACCTGTTTACAGGGGATAATAAATAACATTGAGGGCGCTATTGCGCCCCCAGTCCTTCCAGGACCATCTGCCGCCCCTCTGGCGTCAGCGAACTCATCAAGCTAAGCACCAACTGGTTAGCAGTCTTGGCTGACGGGCTCAGTGTATGGGTGAACGACAGACAAGCTACCCAGGAGTGGCCACACTCGGCATCAGTGCACTGGCAATAGAGATCTGATACCTCATCGCTCAGTCGGTTGGTTTTGGTAATGCGGCCCCGCTGGCCACACTCTTTGCAAAATACCCGCATCCCCCCTCCCTAAAAATCTAAAATTCAACCTATAGATTGCATCTTACATCAAAAGGGCTGTGTTTTTATACAGATACCCCCACTGTTTCCCGAAAGTTGACCCATAGCGACCGAGGCAGCCCCGTGCTGTTGATGGCGTCATGCACCAACTCACAAAGCGGTAGCACCTCGTTCCTGGAATAAGTCGAATCGTACTTTTCGGGATCACCCAGCCCACCCCCGTTGATCGGGATGATGCCGGCCAGTGCCGCCGGGAACCGGTGCGCAGTCAGCACGTCCTGAGAGGTGATCCCCTTGATGGCCGCGAACTCGTCCTTGGTCGCAATGTCCCCCACCGGGATCAGCTTGATGCCATCAGGTTTGCCATCCGGGATGTTCACGAACATAGAGCGGAAGTTCCCCACCCCCTTGGAGTTGGCGATCATCTGCTTCATTTCTTCTTCGGTGTCATCGTCCATGTTCGGGTCGGTGGCGTAGAAGATGAACCCCATATGGGCACCATTGAGGAAGTATTTGCGCCGAAACAGGGTGGCATCCTGGTTGAGCAGGGCCGACTGCAGGCCGCCCAGGTAATCCGGCATGCCATAGACCTGCTGCTCGGGGTCGTACTGGGCCAGCCAGATGACATCATCCGGCCGGTAAATCAGGTTCGGCTTGCCCTGCTGCAGGTAAACAAAGCAGCCATCCTCCCGCCGGCGCAGGTAGACGCTGGAAAGCGGATGCAGCCCCACCACCTGGCCAAAGCCGTTGCGAATTTTAAGCAGGCCCGCGTCCCCGAACTGCAGGTAGTTGTGCACGAATGCCGTGATGGTTGCGCGCTGATTGGTAAAGCGCCCCGCCACCATATTGCGGCGCGCCATCAGGATGGCCCCGTGGTGGGCGTTGGCCCGCGCCACCTTAGCCAAGCCCTTGCGATCGATGGGCGGTTGGTAGTATTCCCCGTAAGGGTTGTAAAACACCCCGGTGTAATCGGTCATCCAGGCCGTGGGATCGATGGCCTCCGGCATGCTGAACACCACCGCAGGCCGTGGGGATGAGGTAGCCACCGGGGCCGGTTGGGATGAGGTGGCCACCGGGGCCGGTTGGGATGAGGTGGCCACCGGGGCCGGTTGGGATTTGTGTCGCTTGGTCATGCTGCCTTTCTCTCCTGGCTGGTTGCCCAGGTGGATTTACGTTTGCGGGTGGTATCTAGCGGCTCGTTGGCCACGGCGTGGGCGATGGCAAAAAACACGTCAGCGTGTCCGGTCACATTGTCCCGAGCGGCACGGAACGTCATCTGGCCGCCGCCGGTGGTGCTGCGCTTGATGGCGAGGAACGCCAGTGGAATATCCCGATCAGAGCTGTCCCACTCGATGCGGTTCGCCTCCACCACATCGATCATCTTGAGGACCAGCCGCGATTTGCTCTCGATGCTGTAGTTGATGGGGTGGCACACCCCTTTGAACTCCGGTTTCAACAGGTCATAGACCCCTGAGCCAATGCCGGACACATCAACCCCGAGATAGGTGACCCGGAACTTCTTGGCAATGCGCACGATCTCCTGCGCCTGAAACTGGAAGTTAAGCCCGCGCCAGTAGTGCTTTTCCAACACACGGAACCGCTCACCGGCGACCATGGGCGGGGCAACCACCACCAGGGTGGCGTTGTCGCGGGTACGGCTCGGGTCGTAGCCCATCCACACCTCACGTCGGCCGAACGGGTCAGGCCGACCGGGCTTGTAGTCTTCCCACCGGCTGGGGTCTACCCCTGCCCGTTCCATGTCCTGGAACTTGAACACCGACAAGGCGTCGTCGATAAACCGGCACATGTAGAGGCGATCAAACACCTCCTCCGGGTACTCGTCTTTGAGCTCCTCGATGTCGATGAGGTTGCAGCCGAGGCGTATGGCATCCTCAATGGTGATGACGTAACGCCACTGCCGATCGGGGCAGATACGGCCTCCGTCGCGCAGGTCATCTTCACCAGGGAAGTCGATCGCCACCCGGCTCGGGCGCTGACCCTTCCAACGATCCCCGGTCCAGAACCGGTACGCTTCGTGAACCTTGCTCGATGGCGTCGAAAAGTAGGTCTTGCGCCAGCGGGATTGCGTTGCCATGGCGCTGGCCACGTCCGACAGCTTCTCGAAGTTGGGGATCCAGAAATACTCGTCGATGTAGACGTTACCCGAGCGGGACTGGGCGCTGTTGGAGTTGGTGGAGCAGAAATGCAGCTCGGCCCCATTCGACAGGACGATGGGGTTACCGGTCAGGGTGACACCGAGGAAGGTCTGGGCAATCTTGCAGATGTAGGAGCGGAACACCTCCGCCTGGGCGCGGGTGGCCGACAGGAATATCTGGTTACCGCCGGTAAGAATGGCATCTTCCAGCGCCTCGCCGGCGAAGTAGTAGGTCATGCCGATCTGGCGTGACTTCAAGATGTTGCGGGTACGCGGCAGCGCCGGGTCGTTCTTCGCCTCCCGACAGCGCAACTGATAGCCAAACAGGGTACCCAGCCACTCGGCAAAGTCATCGGCTGTCAGGTGGCTGACTTCGTTCTTGGCCTTCTTGCCACCCTTGGTTTTGCGGCTGCCCCCATCCTGACCACCTCTGCCACGCCGAGGCGCCTCGGCTGCAGGCTCATCGCTATGCTCGCGCCGGTCGGCCAGCGCCTGCTGGCGCTCGGCCCATTTGATGGCCTTCTCTTTGAGGCTGACATGGTGGCCGATAAGCCGGTCCAGCTCGTCCAGCTCGGCGCTGGTTTTCTTCTCTCGCCCGAGCAACGACTGCACCCGGCGGGCGATGGCATCCTCTACCGCTTCTTCGGTCAGCAGGTCGCGCCAGCCGAGCTTTTCGGCCCAGTAGTAGATGATGCGACAGGAGTTGAGCCCCAGTTCGTCCTTGATCTCCTGGGGTGTCCATCGTTTAAGGTAGAGTCCCCGCGCGGCATTGCGGATCTCTTCGGGATACGCCACGGCGCCTCCATCAGGTGAATGATGGCGCCATCATAGCCAGCCCACTTGCCCCTCTTATCCCACTGATGTTCTGAGCAATTCGGATATCCCGCTGGATCCGAATCCCGCCGAACACAACCGGATGAATCACCCTTGCCGACCCGATAGCCTGAGCCCGAATCAATTGGGAGCAGGCATGAACACATCAACCTTGAGAACTGGCTGGGTCTGCATCGCCACCGAAGGCACAACCGTCGATGGTCGGGAGATTACTGCCGCTTGGCTGACTGACATGGCCGAGACCTACGATCCGGAATACTACACCGCACTGATTTGGCCTGATCACGACCGCTGGTCGAACTTCGGCTATGTACAGGAACTGAAGACAGAAGTCGTTGATGGAAAGCTCAAGCTGTTCGCCATCCTGAGCCCGACCCGCGATCTGGTTTATTACAACCAGGTTGGCCAATACCAGTTCTGTTCCATCGAGCCGCAAGAGCAATTTGCCGATCTGGGCCGCACCTACCTGCGCGGCCTCGGCGTTACCGATGAACCAGCCAGCACCGGCACCACCCACCTGAAGTTCAAAGACAAGAGTGGCAAATCTCGCCTGATTGGCACCAGTGAGCCGCTGGATCTCTCCACCTTCAAACTGCCAAAGAACGAAAAAGCCGACGGTCTGATCACCAAGTTTTTCAGCTTCTTGGCCAGCCATGGTGAACAGGAAACCAAACCAACCCCCAGCCATCCAGAGGATGAAGAAATGACCAAAGAACAGTTCGACCTGTTGCTGGGAGCCGTCAACGGCCTTGGCACCAAGATCGAAGGATTCAGCGCCAAGCCGGAAGTAAAGACCGATCCGGTGACTGACCCGAACGTAGAAGGCGACAAGGCCAGTATCACCGCCGACCAGTTCAGCAAGCTGGACGAGGCCATCACCAGTCTGGCCAACACCGTCGGCGAGCTGAAAGGCCAGATCGACAAGTTCTCCGTTGAAGTGGATGGCCAGCGCCCGAGTCCACTGGGCGGTGACGACTCCACCTATCAAGTTTGCTAAGGAGCATTCTGTGAGCCAAACCCTGACCGTTCAGGCCGAACAGCGCCTGAGCAAATACTGCGATGCACTGGCTAAAGCCTATGGCATCGACATCACCAAGCTGGGCAAACAGTTCAGCGTCACCGGGCCGGTTGAGACGACCCTGCGCTCTGCCCTGCTCGCCTCCGTCGAGTTCCTCGGCATGATCACCTGTCTGGACGTAGACCAGATCAAGGGCCAAGTGGTGCAGGTCGGCGTCGGCCAGCTCTATACCGGTCGTAAAAAAGGCGGGCGCTTCAAGGGCAAGGTCGGCGTGGATGGCAACACCTACGAGCTGACCGAGACCGACTCATGCGCCTCGCTGGACTGGTCAACCCTCTGCACCTGGGCTAATGCCGGTAGCGAAGGAGAGTTCATCAAGCTGGTTGGCGAGTTCGTCAACACTGCATTCGCCCTCGATATGCTGCGCGTTGGCTGGAACGGCGTCTCTGCCGAAGAGAACACCGACCCAGATACGCACCCGCTGGGTGAAGACGTCAACAAGGGGTGGCACCAGATCGCCCGTGAGTGGAAAGGTGGCCGCCAGATCATCAAGGCCGCGGCCGGCAAGAAGATCCACTTCGACCCGGATGGCAAGGGCGATTACCAGACCCTGGACGAAATGGCCTCCGACCTCATCAACACCACCATCGACCCGCTGTTCCAGCAAGACCCGCGTCTGGTCGTACTGGTCGGTACCGACCTCGTGGCCGCAGCCCAGGCCAAGCTCTACAGCGAAGCGACCAAGCCGAGTGAGCAGATCGCCGCCCAGCAGCTGGCCAAGTCCATCGCCGGTCGCAAGGCAATGATCCCGCCCTTCTTCCCGGGCAAGCGGATGGTGGTCACCACCTTGGACAACCTGCACTGTTACACCCAGCGCGGTACCCGCAAGCGCAAGGCCGAAGATAACCAGGACAGCAAGAGCTTCGATAACCAGTACTGGCGAATGGAAGGCTATGCCATCGGCGAACACAAGGCCTACGGCGGCTTTGAAGAGGCCGACATCGAGATCGGCGCAGCGCCGGCAGCACCCGAGGCCTAAGCCATGAGCTCACCAGGTCAACGCCACAAACAGCGCGTCCAAGCCATGCAGGGGGCTGCGCAAACCGCCAGCTCCGGCATGGCCACCGGCGCGGTGGCGGACAGCCTGCACCTGCAGATGATTGCCCTGGAACAGGACATCGTGCGTCTGCGCAAGCTGGCCCGTATTGGGGACCGGGTGAACATGAAGCGCGACGAGCTGATGCCCAAATACCGCCCCTATGTGGAGCGCTATCTGGCCGCTGTCAGTGAGTCCGGCCAGCCCTACCAGAACGAGCTGTTTCAGCGCCTCATCATCTGGGCCTTCGATGTCGGGGATTTCGATGCCGGCATTGCCTGGGCGGATCTCGCCATCGCCCAGGGCCAACGCACCCCGAACAACATCAAGCGCGACTGGGCACATTTCGTGGCCGACACCGTGCTGGAGTGGGCCGAGAAGCAAGCAGCCGAGGGGCATGCCGTCGAGCCATGGTTCTCCCGGGTGTTCGACAAGGTACGCAATGGCTGGCGCCTCAACGAACGGCTGACCGCCAAGTGGTTCAAGGCGGCAGGTTGTCTGCTGCTGCGTGACCACGACGGCCAGCCTCGCCCCAGCGCCGTGGGGGACAGCGCCACCCTGGAGCAAGCCGACCACTGGCTGGCCCAGGCCGACAAGCTGCACAGCAAGGTGGGCGTCGGCACCTTGCGCCAAAAGATTGCCATGCGCCTGCGGGCGCTTAATCCGGAGCAATAACGACTCTCCGCGCCGTCGCACCCCGGCGGGGAGGATAGGCCAGCCGCAAGGCCCGCGCCGAATCCTGCGATCCGTGGCTACAGGGGTGCACCTTTTCTCGCCGCGCCATCGGCGACCCGTGTAACCGGGGTAGTGGTGTTCACATTGGCAAGCATCAACAGGGGTCCAGACATGTTTGCAGGCAAGGATATCGACTACAGCGCCGCCACTATCCGCAATGACGGGTTCTGGCCTGATGTGGCCGTGGCCGACTTCGAGCGCCGCCGCGCCCTGCCTGCTGACCTCGACCAACAGACCACCGGCGCCGCCCTGCTGGCCGCCGTCTCTGAAATCAACCTGCAGCTCGCCAGCCACCAGGTCGCGCTGCTGGCCAAGGGCTACGCCAGTGCCGCTGCCGTACCGGGTCCGAGCCTAGAAGGCGGCACCAATGCGCTGACCGAGCAGTACCTGGCCGCCGTGTTTACCCGTGCCAAGGCGGCCATCTTGCCGGAGTTCGCCAGCGTCACCGAGCGGCCGGCCGCCAACAACCAGGTGGAACGGGCGCCAGAGCAGCGCGCCCAACTGCTGGCCGAAAGTCAGCAGTTGGTGCGCAGCATCAAGGGCAAACATCGGGCGGGAGTGTCACTGATATGAGCGAAGCCATGAACGAGCAGCAAGCCCAGGGCTATTTCCTGCACGCGCTCCACGCCGAGATCCAGCGGGTACTGCCGGCCAAATGCCACAAGTCGCTGGATAGCTGGATGGAGAACGGCGTCATCCGGCTGGAATCCAAGAACATGGGGCCCACCGGGGTGGATGTGGCCTGGCTCACCTATCAGGCGGTGTACACCATCGAGCAACTGCCCTTTCGCGAACTGGATCCGGCCATCGTGCTGGCCACGGTCGCCGCATGGGTGCAGGAAAATGATCCGTTTCGCGAGAAGTTCAAGCTGGACGACCCAGAATACGCCGTCACCCCGAACGATGAGCGGACCGCCGATCTCGAGATCCAGCTCACCTTTACCGAGCCGCTGCGCCTCATCGAGCACCCGAGCGGCCCCATCCAATGGAGCGGCAAACGCTGGAACGTGGCCCCCTATGAAATCTGGGTGGCAGAGCACATCGAGATGAACGTCGGTGACACCGGCCATCACCAGGTAGGTGGACAGTCATGATCACCATCACCCTGGACACCCGTCGCAGCAAGGACCAGCTCAACCTGCTGGCCCTGCCAGCCAAGAAACGCAAGCGCCTGGTGTGGCGGGCAGCCAACGAGATGAAAAAGCTGGCGGCCCGCAATGTGCGCCAGCAGCAAGACCCGAACGGCCAGCCATGGGCACCGCGCAAGCGCGGCAAACGCAAGATGCTGCGCGGCCTCCCCAAGTTGCTGCAGATCCGCGAGCCCCGCCAGGACGTGGCCGAGCTCGGGTTCACCAAGGGCACCATGAGCGCCCACGCGGGGATCATCGCCAACACCCACCAAAAGGGGCACACCTACAAGATGACGGCCGCCAGCCGGCGCCGCATCGCCCCCAGTGAAGGCGGCAAGCAGAAACAAGCCTCCAAGGCCCAGGCGCGCAAGCTGCGCGAACTCGGGTTCAAGCGCCCGGGCCAGCGCAAGCGCTCATACCGGTCGGCCTCACTTGGCTGGATCACCAGCAATCTCAACTACGCCCAGGCGGGCCTGCTCATCAAGAAGCTCAAGGATGAACCGGTGAAAGAGAGCTGGGAAATAGAGCTGCCTGCTCGCCCCTTTCTGGGGGCCAATGCCAAGCAACGGGAGCAGGCCTTTGCCCGCGCCCTGCAGAGCATCGACTACGGCTGGGACGTCAACAAGCAAGACCTCAAGAGGAAATAAGCCATGTGGCCTTATGTACAGATCAACAACTTGAACCAGATGCAGGGGCCGGTGACCGAGGTCGAACGCCACCTGCTGTTCGTCGGCAGCGCCGCCAGCAACACCGGCAAGCTGCTCTCCCTCAACACCCAGTCCGACTTTGACCAGCTGCTCGGCGCCGCTGACAGCGAGCTGAAAGCCAACCTGCAGGCCGCCATGGCCAACGCCGGCCAGAACTGGACGGCGGCCGCCTTCGTGCTGCCCACCGACATGGACTGGAAAGAGGCAGTGCGCGATGCCCAGAAAACCCAGTCATTCGAGGGGGTCGTGGTACTGGGGCAGGAGTGTGACCAGGCCAGCATCAATGCCGCCCACGCCCTCAACCAGGAACTGATCGCCAAGTGGGGGCGTTGGCAGTTCATGCTGCTGGCGGTACCGGGCATTGCGAAGGAGCAAGACTGGTCCACCTATGAGACCGAGCTGGCCACCCTGCAGGAGGGCATCAAGGCGGAATCCGTCTCGCTGATCCCGCAGCTGTTTACAAACCTCGTCGGCGCCTACGCCGGCCGCCTGTGCAACCGCTCGGTCAGTGTGGCCGACAGCCCCTGCCGGGTGAAAACCGGTGCCGTGGTGGGTCTTGGCAACAAGCCGAAGGACAAGGACGGGGTCGAGCTGCCGCTGGCCACCCTGCAGACCCTGGAGCAGAACCGTTACTCGGTGCCGATGTGGTACCCGGACTATGACGGTACCTACTGGGCCGACGGCCGCACCCTGGACGCCGAGGGCGGCGACTACCAGGTGATCGAAAACCTGCGGGTCGCCTACAAGGTAGCGCGCCGGATGCGGGTACGTGCCATCGCCCGTATCGGCGATCGCTCGTTCAACTCCACCCCGGGCAGCACGGCCGCCGCCATTCTCTACTTTGGCAAAGACCTGCGCGAGATGGCCAAGGCCATCACCATCAACGGCCAGCCGTTCCCGGGCGATATCACCTCCCCCAAGGATGGCGACATCGGCATCCAGTGGACCGACAAGAACCACGTTTCCATCTACGTGGTGATCCGCACCGTGGACTGCCCCAAGGGGATCACCGTCAACATCATGCTCGACTTGAGCCTCAACAACGGGGAGGGCTAATCCATGACCCGCCGTATTTCCGGCCAGAACTTCGACATTGAACTGCTGGGCACCATGGTGCACGTCGAAAAGGCCAGCCTGACCATCACCGATAACAGCGCCGTGGCGCAAACCCGGGGCATCCCTGACGGCTATGTGGACGGCGACGTCTCGGCCGAGTGCGAGTTCGAGCTCGATGCCAAGAACTTCAAGCTGCTCAGCAACGCTGCCAAGCGGGCCGGCAGCTGGCGCGGGATGAAACCGGAGGATGTGCTGTTCTATGCCGACAATGGCGACGAGACCATGAAGGTGGAGGCCTTCGGCGTGAAGCTGCAGATCTCCGACCTGCTGGATATCGACCCCAAGGGCGGTAGCAAGACGTCGCACAAGATCAAGGGCGCCGTCACCTCCCCCGACTTCATTCGCATTGATGGCGTGCCGTACCTCTCGGAAGACGACACCCGCCACCTGAAAGGGTAAGGGGGACCAATGGACGACATCGACCGCGCCAACCACCACGCCGCCCGCATGCTGGCGATCCAGTTGGCTAACCAGGTGGGCAAAGGCCACTACCAGGGCGAGAGCCGGCACCTGTGCGAAGAGTGCGACGACCCCATCCCGGAAGAACGCCGCCGCCATGTACCCGGGGTGCGCCTGTGCGTCCCCTGCAAGACCCGCCTTGAGCGGCTGGGTCGCTAACCAGAGCAACGGACATGAACTCTATGCCAAACAAAGACCCCACCCTCTGGGCTGCCATGCTGGCCTGGCTGATGGACAACTGGCCCGCCGTCTATGGGGCACTGCTGGCGCTGGCCATCGCCTTCCTGCGCATCACCTATGCCGGTGGGCGGGGTCGCCGCCGGCTGATCGAATCCCTGCTGTGCGGCCTCATCACCTTAGCGGCCGCCACTGGGACCCAGCTGCTCGGGATCCCCCAGGAAGCCACCCCGTTGTTGGGTGGCATGGTGGGACTGCTTGGGATCGACATCATCCGCGACCGGGCCGCACTGATGTTTCGCAAGAAGGAGGACAACAATGCCGCGCAGTAACTGCCACCCACAGGTGGCCGCCTTTCTCGACCTATTGGCCTATGCCGAAGGCACCAAGGATCTCGGGGACGACGGTTACAACAAGCTGGTCAACCCTGCGGGGTTCTTCACCGACTACCGCACCCACCCGAACGTGCTGGTGCAGGTCAATAAGACCCTGAGCAGCACCGCTGCTGGCCGCTATCAGCATCTGTCAAAGCACTGGCCGCATTACCGCGATCAGCTCGGCCTGCCGGACTTCGGACCCGCGTCGCAAGACGCCTGGGCAATCCAGCTTATTCGCGAGCGCAAGGCGCTGGACGATGTGCTCAAGGGCCATATCAGCCAGGCGATCGCCAAGTGCGCCAACATCTGGGCCAGCCTGCCGGGCGCCGGCTACGGTCAGCGCGAGCACAAACTGGCGGACCTGCTGGTCAAGTTCACCGAGTTCGGCGGGGTGCTGGCATGAACATCCTCAAGTGGCTGTTCTCCAACCTGCAGTTAGTGCTGGTGCTGGCCCTGCTGGTAACCATACGTGCTGGCTACGAAGTGCTGAAAGAACGCACCAAGCGCTGGCTGATGCAGCCAGCACCATCAGCACATTGCAACTGGCTAACCAGTTGATGGCCGAAGACCTCGAAACCCTCTCGAAGAAGGAATCAGGCTTGCGCGCCCTGCTTAAACACCAGAACGCGGCCTTGGCCGATCTCGACAACCAGAACAGGAAGACCGCCGATGAACTGCAACAAGCGTTGGCCACGCCGCCGGCGGGGCGCCCGGACTGTGCTCGCGAGCCTCTGCCTGCTGGCGCTTTGCGCCTGCTCCAGCCAGCCCACCACGGTGGTGCAAACCAAGGTAGTGAAGCGGCTGCCGCCGCCCGGGCTGGTGCCCCATTGCCCGGAGCCTGACTTTACGGGGGCCACTTACGGCGAGGCCGTGCGGTTTATCCCCACCCTACAGACGGCACTGCGCCGCTGCCAAACCCAGATCAACACCCTGAACCATTGGATTGAACAAGAGGAAACCACCCCATGAGCACACCGATCATCACCCTGGACGTCGCCGGCAAAGAGCTGAAATTCGCCCCCACCATGGTGGCCTATAACGGCTTCATCAACGACATGATGCCCAACGACAAGGTGGCACCGGCCCACAACTACCTGAAAAAGATCGTCTGCGCCGAGAGCAAAGAGGCACTCGATGACCTGCTCAAGCGCCCCAGCGCCGCCCTGCAGCTGGCGGGGGCCATCAACAAGGAGTTCGCGCCAGAGCTGGAGATCACCGTAAAAACTGACGGCGCGCGCCGAGGCCATCGAGCGCAACCAACTGGAGCAGGTGCTGGCGCTGCGGCGCTACTACCTGCCCCATGAGGATGACGACCTCGACAACCTGGCTCGCGCCATCTGGTTAGACAGAAACGCAAGAGAGTCCAACGCCACCGCCGTGGCCGAGGGCATCGCAAAAGCACTGAACGGATAAGAGACCCCTATGGCTTGGATGGAAAAATTGATGATGCAGGTGGCATTGGTTGACCAGGTCACCAAGCCCCTTGCTGGCATCAATGCCCAGATGGACAAGGTCACCAAGTCAGGCCGCCAGGGCTGGAGCAACATGGCCATGGGGGCCACCACCGTGGCCGGCGGCGTCATGGCGATCCAGGGCGCCCTGGGGCCGGCTATCGAAATGGACCGAGCCTTGGCCGAGGTGGCATCGCTGGATGTGCAAAAGGAGGTGCTCGGCGCGCTCGGTCGCGAGGCCCTGAAACTCTCCATCCAGTATGGTGAGTCAGCCACCGAGATCGTGCGCTCCTCCTACGATATCCAATCCGCGATCGCCGGGCTGGAGGGCAACGAACTGCCCGCCTTCACCCGCGCATCCACCACCCTGGCCAAAGCCACCAAGGCCGACACCGCCACCATCACCAACTACATGGGCACCATGTACGGCATCTTCGAGCAGCAGGCCAAGCAGATGGGCAAGGCCAACTGGGTGGAGGATGTCGCCGGCAAGACGGCGCTGGCGGTGCAGTTGTTCAAGACTACCGGTCAGGGCATGGCTGATGCCTTTGGGGCGATCGGGGCCAACGCCACCGCCGCCGGGATCTCGATGGATGAGCAGTTCGCTGTGCTCGGCCAGCTGCAGGCCACCATGAGCGGCGGCGAGGCGGGTACCAAGTTCAAGGCCTTCCTGGCCGGGGTCGGAGGTGCCCAGAAGGCGCTCGGCCTCCAGTTCACCGACGCCGCAGGCAACATGCTGCCGGTGCTCACCATCATGGACAAGCTCAAGGCCAAGTATGGCGAGACCATGAGCGTGGCCGAGGGGGACGAGCTCAAGAAGGCTTTCGGCTCGGACGAGGCGGTGGCCATGATCAAACTGCTGATGACCAACACCAAGGGACTAGCCACCAATATCAACGCGCTGGCCAACACCCACGGCATGGGCAAGGCCGAGCAGATGGCCGCCGCCATGACGGACCAGTGGGAACGGGTGACGCAAGCCTGGTTTGCCATCCGGGCCGCCGCCTTCGGGGTAGTGCTGCCGGCCATCAACGCCGTGGTGGGCGTCTTTGCAGATGGCGCCACCACCGTGCTGCGCTGGACCAACCTGTTCCCGAACCTCACCAAAGTGGTGAGCTATGCCCTGCTCGCCATCGTTGGCCTGAGCATGGTGACCGGAACCTGGATGCTGGTTGCTGGCGTGGCCAAGCTGGCCACCCTGGGGCTCGGCATCGCCTGGAGCGTCATCATGGCGCCGCTCAACTTGCTCAAGGCAGGGTTGGTTGCCTTTCGCGCCATCATGCTGGCCGTCAACATCGCGATGTATGCCAACCCAGTCGGCCTCATCATCGCGGGCATCGTGCTGCTGATCGGTGCTGTCGCGGCGGTCATCTACTACTGGGACGACCTCAAGCAAACCCTGGCTGACTGGGGCGTGTTCGATGCCGTCCAGGCGATGATCGACGGGGCCGCCGCAGGCTGGGCCAGCTTCATGCAACTGCTCGCCGACCTCAGTCCGTTCCAGTTGCTGGGCAACGCCGTGGACTGGTTGATCGACAAGCTCAACATGATCCCGGGCGTCAACATCGAGCTCGGCAGCATGCCGGACCTCACCATGCCGACCATGGCGCCGCTGACCATGCCGGTCATGCCCGGCGTGATGAACATGCCGACCCAGGAACAGCAGCGGGAAACGGTCAACGCCCCCCTCGCCCGCTATCGCCAGCAGGACCAGAGCAAGGTGCCATCCGGTGGCCTTGGCCAGCAGCTGATCCAGGCCAACGCGGCGGCGACCACGGCCAACCAGAAACCAGCCAAGTCCCTGCATATCGGCGAGGTACATATCACCAACCAGAACCCGATGACACCGGAGCAGCTGGCCGAGAACGCCTGGCTGGAGACCCCGTAATGAGCGACCCCCTTATCCATGAACCCAAGTACATCGATCTCCTGGTGGTGAACGGCGCCTGGCAACTCGATGCCGGCGGCCAGCCGCGTTACACCCAGGACCGCCACAGCATCGGTCAGGACATCAAGCACCGCATCATGGAGTCGGGGCTGGCCCGCAAACTCATCGGCGAGCGCAGCCCTACCCTGCGCGCGGATGTGATGACCGAGATTGAACTGCTGGTAGAAGACGACGAGCGGCTGGTGCCCGGCACCATCGTGATCCGTGAAGAGGCCCCCGATCGGGTGCTGGTCACCGCTCGCACCTATGAATTCGGCAATCTGGAGGTAACCCTGTGAACCTGCGCCCGAACGTGGACTTTATGGCCCTGCTGGCCGAGGCCGGTGTGCCAACCACCGAGCAGGCCATGGAGGCTGAACTCAAAAAGGAGGTGGTGGCCGCTGGCTCCCTCATCACCAACGACAGCGATGTGAGCCCCTTCTGGCGGCTGGTGCGCGGGGTGGTCATCACCCCGGCGCTCTGGCTTATCCGCACGCTCTTGGCCGGCCATGTGCTGCCCAACACCTTTGCGGCCACCGCCACCGATGCCTATCTCGATCTCAAGGCCTGGGATGTGGACCTGACCCGTAAGGCTGCCCAGAAAACCCGGGGAGTGATCCACTTCGTCAAGGTGAGCCCAGGCGAGGCGGTCACCATTCCGGCCGATATCTGGGTCACCACCGAGCGCATCAACGGCACCATCTACCGGGTGAAGCCGCTGCAGGCGGTGGTCAGTCCCGCCGGCGAGGCGGTGGCCAAGGTGGTCTGCGAGGCGGAGTTCGCCGGCAGCGCCTGGAATCTGGCCCCGGGCTATTACAACCTGCTGAGCGAACCGGTCACCGGCATCCTCTCGGCCAGCAACGATGACAAGGAGTGGATCACCACCCAGGGCGCCGATGCCGAGGGCAACGACGCGCTCGGCCTGCGCATCCAGAACCAGTTTTCGGCGGTGGGGCGCTACCACATCGACGCGATTTACCGCTCCATGCTGGCCAGCGTGGCGGGGATCCGGGCCGATCACATCTTCTTTGAGCATGAGGGGCCCCGCGGCCCGGGGACCGCCAACGCTTACATCCTGCTGGAAGTGGGCGCCACCCCGGCCAGCCTCATCAACCAGCTTAATGACTACGTGGGCCGCCAGGGCAACCATGGCCACGGCGATGACCTGTTCGTGATGAGCATCCCCGAGACCCAGCACAGCCTGACGCTGACGATCTGGCCTCAACCCAACCTCACCGACGAGCAGAAAGCCGCGCTCAAGGCGGGTACCGAAAGCCTGGTCAAGGCGGCGTTTCGCCAGTCGGCGGATTTCCCAAGCGTCACCCGCACCTGGCCGCGCTCGCGCTTCTCGCTCTCCCAGCTGGCCCGCGAGCTGCACAGCCAGTTCCCGCAGCTGCAGAGCCTCAAGTTTGCGCAAGATGACATCGTGTCGGGGCTGGCCATCCCGCGCCTGAGCACGCTGGAGGTGACTCTGCATGACTGACCCGACCCCGCTTGAACACGACCTGCAGGCGCCGGTGCTACCCGATGCCAGTGCCCCTTGGTGGGAGGACGGCTACACCATCAGCCCGGCTCACGCCGAGCCCGGGTTTCTGGCCAAGGGGATTAACGCCTTCTGGCAACGGGTCAAGGGCTGGCTGCTGCTGCCGCTGGCCCAGCAAGACCCGCTGACCTGCTCGGAGTCCCTGCTGGCGCTGCTCGCCTGGGAGCGGGACATCAGCCGCTTTAATGGCGAGCCGCTGCCGCTCTTTCGCAAGCGGGTCAAGTTCGCCTTTGTGAACGCCCGGGACGCCGGCGAGGTGGCCGGCTTTAAGCGCATCTTTGAGCGCCTGGGCATCGGCTGGTGTGACATTCACGAGCGCCAGGCCGGCGCCCCCTGGGACGTCATCACCATCGAGGTGACCGATGGTGCCATCGCGGCCAACCAGAAACTGATGGAAACCCTCATTCAACACTATGGCCGCACCTGCCGCCGCTATCGCTTTCAGGTGGTTTACCCGGTCACCGGCACCCTGCGGTTCGGTCGCATCGACATGAGCCAGCAGGTGTTCGGCGCGACACTCAAGAGGAACGCATGAGCCAGATCATTACCAACGCTTTCTCCCGCTACTGGCAGGAGTGCCTGACCAACCAGACACCGGTCGTGCTCGATGAGTTCGTGCTGGCCAACGTGCCGGGGCTCGATCCCGATGCGGCCATCAACCCAGACAGCGGACTGCCGCCGGCGGGCCAGATTGTGCACCGCCACGCGGTCGACCAGCGTGGGCGCATCAACAACGATGCGGTGGCTTACACCATCGTGATGGACACCACGGTCGGCGATTTCAGCTTCAACGCCATGTACCTCATCAACAAGGCCACCGGCGTGGTGGGGATGATTGTGCACAAGGGGCTGGAAACCAAACTCAAGACCAATGAGGCCACCGGCCAGACCGGTAACAGCCTGGTGAAATCCATGCTGATGGAGTACGACCGCGCGGCAGAGGCCACCGCCACCCATGTGGACGCCAGCACCTGGCAAATCGACTATGCCGCCCGCCTGCGCGGGATGGACGACGACCTGCGCCTGCAGGCGCTGCAGTTCTTCGGGCCGGCTACCTTCTACGGTGACGGCTTCAAGCTGGTCAACGAGTCCGGGATCTACAAGGTGCAGCCAGGGGTGGCCTATGTGGGCGGCCTACGGGCGGAACTGAACGAGGTCAAGAAGGTGACCCCGGGCGCCAAACCCGTGGGGCTCTGGCTCGACATCTACCGGGCGGGCTCCCTGCTTGATGCCTGGGTGAATCACTTCACCCTTAGCTTAAGTGTGCCGGAGCTCACCGACTACCTGGACAACAACGGCCATCAGCACCATGTGGCCAAGGTGGCCATCGTCAATGCGGACGGCAGCGTCACCGACGTGCGCCGCAAGCGCACCATCGAGCTGACTGGCGATGTCACCGGCAAGGGCATCCTGGAAGACGCCCAGGGCGTCACCATCGCGGTGGAGATAAAAGACGGCAGCCACCGCCACCAGTGGGGTGAGCTTGACCAGGTACCGGCCACCGCCAGCCGCTGGCCCAGCTACGCCGAGGTGACCAACAAACCGGATCTGGCGCCGGCCAACCACAGCCACCCTGGCACCATGACCAACGCGATCCCGCTATCCAAGGAAGACCTGAACACAATTATCAGCCCCGGCGTGTATCGCCAGGACTCCGACGCCAATGCGGCCTTGGTGCTCAACTACCCAGAAGCGAAATCCGGTTCCCTCATTGTGACCGGCGGCGCCGGAGTGCAACAGCGTTACCACGTCTACAACACCAGCCGGATTTACACCCGCGCCCAGTACAACACCGGGGCCTTTACTCCTTGGGCCCGGGACTACAACACCTTGAACAAGCCGACCGCCGATGACGTGGGCCTGGGCAAGCTCTCCAACAAGGCCGCCAGTTACGACGCCACAGCTGACACCTACGCCCTGCGCGACGGGTCCGGCGACCTGCAATCCCGCACCCTGCGCACCAACCTAGTCGATGAGCAGCGCATGGTCGGCGCCGTGGCCTTTCGGGTCGACTACGGCAACGACAGCTATCTGCGCTACTGCGCCAGCCCTGCAGCGTTCAGGAACTGGCTCAACAATGAATTAAGTCTGTGGAATGTGGCGTTGCGCTTGACGGTTACAGACCAAAACAACCCTGGGGTTGAGCTCCACATCCCAGGTAAAACAGCAGTCATGTCTTACCTGACCGCTGACGCGGTTTACCGCATCGCAAACTCCAACGGTTCAGGAGGCGCCTATTTTGCCCGAATGGCGCTTGATTCGTCCGGCAACGTCTCATTTCCTGGCACGGTTAGCGATGGTTCAGGTCGCTGCTACAGCCCGGGCAACCAACCCCATTACACCCACAACCATAACGCGGCGCAGGGCAACGCCGACGTGGTGGCCGGCTCTTATCACGCCATCGGCGCCCATGTGTTTGCCGCCCTGCTCCCGGCTGGGGGCAAAACCAGCCACGGCCAGCGCGCGGCCGGCGCCTACCTGCGCCCGTGCTCGGCGGCTGAGTGGGGCTATGCCGGATACAGCCTGCCGGGCACCTGGCAGTGTATGGGCGACATCATGGGTGCCAACGATGATGACCGCTATGACGACCGTGCCACCTTGTGGATCCGGGTCGCCTGAGAGAGGAGAACCTGATGGAACGTATTGAAGTGCTCAGCGCCGTGCACCCTCGCCATTATGAGGCGGATCCCGACAGCATCACCCTGGACGTGCGCTTTGCCCACCTGCCTGAGCCGGTCCAGTTCACCGCCCGCAAGGATGACCCGATGGAGCACGGCCGCGAGCTCTACAGCCGGGCGGTGTTCGGCGAGTTTGGCGATATCGAGGTGATCCCGGTGCCACCGCCAACCGAGGCCGAGCAGCAGGCCCGCCTCGATGCGCTGCTCAAGCAGGCCGCCAATGCCATGGCCCCGCTGCTCGACGCCGAGGCGCTGGGCATCATCAGTGAGGCCGAACGCGAACAGCTCACCGCCTGGCAGCACTACCGGGTCGCCCTCTACCGCCTCCCCCAAAGCGACGGATGGCCAGTGGAGGTCAACTGGCCGGAGGCGCCGCGATGAGCTGGAAACAGGGAACGCTGCGCTGGCCCGCCAGTGCCAGCAGCCTGCACTCCCGCGCCCAGAGCGTGCTGGGTCAGCTCCCGGCCACCCAGGACAGCGCCGTGGCGCGTCTGCAGGGTCTGGCTGGGCGGGCTCAGTACCGGCCCCACCCGCTCAGCGAGGCGGCCGCCGCGCTGGCAGGCCTGCGCAGCGAGCTTGACCGCCTGCTGGTCACCGGTCGCGGCCTGACGGTCACCCCCTACCAGCACGGAGTCGGCCAACAGCAGGGTCAGCAGTTCAGCCTGGCCGCCCCCAATGCGGTGGCCACCCTGGCCGCCAAGCTGCAAGACGGGGCCGATCCCCTGCTGCCCAGCGGGCAACTGCATGCCATCGCCTGGCTGGTCACCGGTAACAGCGCCGACGCGCTGGCTCGCCAGTTGGCCATCCTCTGCGCCCTGCTGCCGTTGCCGGAGTGGTGCGCCACCCTGCGCCGGCTCACCGCCAACAACGACACCATGAGCCAGCCCACTGCGGCTAAGGTACCGCGCTGGCGCGCCGATGAGCCGCTGAGCTGGGCACCGCTGCGCTCGGCCCGCCTGGCGCTGGGGGCAGAGCTGGCCCAGCTGGAGAGTCTGGCCCGGGATAGCCAGACCCCGATCGCCAAGCTGCAGGGGCTGGCGACCCGCCGTGCCGGCCGCCTGGTACAACTCGCCGAGGCCTTGGCCGAGCTGGGTACCCTCTCCGGCACCCTCTGGCACTGGCAAGGCCAGGGGGATGCCGCCAGCCTCGCCACCCAGCTCGGGCAGAGCGCGCCACCGGACCACAGCCAGAGCATGACGGTCGGCGCCCTGCTGCTCTCCCCGTCCCCGCTCACCTTCTGGCAGGAGTTAACCCCATGAGCCAAGCCATGCTGACCCTCGATGGCGAGCCCATCATCATGAAGTCGATGCGGGTATCCGCATCGATGCAGTTTCAGGACAAGGATCAGAGCGGCCAGACCAGCTCGACCAGCAGCGCCGAACAGGGCGCCAAGGCCAAGGAGCTCGACATCTCCGGCCTTATCCCGTTCAAGGATGAGCGCATGCTGAGTCGGCTGTTTGAGCTGGCCGATGCCAAGGGCAACGGCGGCAAGCGCCACGTCTACCGGGTCGGGTCACTGCTGGCCAAGTCGGTGAAGGTGCGCCAGGCCAAGTTTGCCGGCCGCATCACCGCCAGCGAACAGGAGGGGCTGCTGGCCTGGCAGGTGCAGTTCACCTTGAAAGAGTTCAACTCGGTACCGGAGAAGCGCGAACAACGCCTGCCGAAGAACGCCCCCACCGTGGGGCAGAGTACCGCCAACACCAGCGCCGCCAAGCCAGGCGACAAGGGGAGCGGTGAAGAAGAACAGGACCTGAGCAGCTTCGAGCGTTACGTGCTCAAACCGATGGATGACATGCTGGCATGAAACTCTCCACCTCACTGACCATCGCCGGCCAGCCGGTGCACCTCATCGACCACGACCTGGTGCTGGATCTCAATGCTGGCGGCCGCGCCGCGCTCACCATCGAGGGCAGCGCCAACAAGGGACAGACCTTTACCCTGGACACTGGCTACAGCGGCAATCTGCGCCGCTGGTTCACCGGCTATGTGTACGACGTACAGCCCGCCGCCAATGGTGCCAGTAAGCTGTTGTGCCGGGAACTGGCCGGGGCCTTGGGCACTCGCCTGCCGGTCAGCCAACAGCATGCCACCCTGCGCGGTCTGCTGGCATGGCTGACCGACCAGACCGGGCTGACCTTTCTGCTACCCAAGGGGGCCGACTATACCGACCGGCCGATCCCCAACTTCACCAGCGCCGGTACCGGGTATCAGTTGCTCGATAACGCCGGCCGTGCCTTTCAGGTGCCCGACTTTGTCTGGTACCAGCAACCCAATGGCGCCATCTTTGTGGGCAGCCATGCCGACAGCCGCTGGCATGACAAGGGGGTGACGCTTGATCCCGCCTGGTCAGGTCGCCAGGCAGGTGACACCCTGACCCTGTCGCCGGTGCCGTCCATCCGGCCCGGCGCCATCATCAACGGTAAGCGGGTGATGCGGGTCCGCCTCAAGGGGGACGAGATGACCCTGACCACGGCCACCCCGGGCAAGGTCACCAAGTCACCGGAACGGCGCAAGATAGAGGGGGAGTTCCCTGAGCTCGCCGACAAGATGCACCTGCCCAAGTTCGGGCGGGTCGAGGCCATCAGCGACCAGGCCAGCGCCGGCCAGCTCAATGACCCATTCCGCCCCCGCTATGCGGTGGACGTGCAGCTGCTGGGCGAGGATGGCCAACCGGACAAGGCTGCCCCGCTGTATCGGGCGGTACCGCTGCCGGTGCAGTTTGGCGGGCAGGAGCAAGGGCTACTGCAGTTCCCCCTCGAGGGGACGCTGGTTGAACTGGGGTTCGCCTTCGGGCGGGCCGACCGGCCATTCATCCGCACCGTGATCGGCAGTGGCTGGCCACTGCCGGACATCGCCCCGGGCGAGCAACTGCAGCAGCAACGGGCCGAGGTATTCAGCCGCACCGACACCGTGGGCAATCTCTCCCGCCACACCGACCGGCGCCTGCATGACCGTGCCCTGCAGATGCACCACCAAAGTGACGACTACCTGGGGGAACATGGCCAGCTTCGGCTGCAGGTGGCCCAACACAGCATAGAGGAGGTGGGCGGGTTCAAGCTCATCGAGGCGCTGGGCGCCATCGAGCTGCTGGCTGGCGATGATCTCACCCTGGGAAGCCTGGGCAACCTGAGCCAGACCACGGCGGGGGATCTGATAGAGGTGGTGGGGCAACTGCGCCGGGCAGTTGCCGGCGAGCTGCAACACCTGGAGGCGCCTCGTTCGTGGATGGGGACCGAGGGCGTGAACATCTTCCGGCTGCTGCTGCAGTTGATGAACGTGGTGGAGCAGCTGGCCGCTGCCACTGCCAGCCACACCCACGGCAGCGGGCCAGCCCCTGGTAACAGCGGAGCCATGGCCGGACATGGCCAACAAGCCAAGCAGTTGGCCGGCCAGCTCTCCCCCATCATCGAGTAA